CCTCACGTCGGCCACGACAAATGTGTTGTCGCGCATCCGCAGCATGAGGACGCCGGCAGTATAAGCCCCGCCGCCGGCGGTGCCGCTCTTATCCCAGTAGCGCACCGCGGCGACGACGCTCGCAGATGGCGGCGCCTCCGATATGATCGAGGCCATGTGGATCGGGAACATGTCGCCGCCGACGACAATGGGCGCCTGCTGATAGACGCTCTGCCAGCCGGCCAACGTCATCATGGCGCGCTGCTGCTCGAGAAATTCCGCCGACTTGAGTTCCGGAAAAAGCGGCTCGCCCACCTTGCGCACAAACGGCCCGATCGGGCGCCCCACCTCATCAATGGCCGTGTGCGTCTCTTCTTCTTCGGCCAGCGCCGCGTAGCGGCATACGCGCACGTCTTTATGACGCTCGATCAGCCGGCCTGCAGGATCGTCCAGGTGCCATCGAGTCATCACCAGCAACAGCGCGGCGCCGTCGGAGAAACGCGTCATGAAATCGTCAGTCATCCAATTCCATGTCTTGTCGCGGGTGAGCTTCGAACTCGCCTCCGCGCGGCCTTTGATGGGATCGTCGATGACGCCCAGATCCAGTCCCTCGCCGGTCACCGCGCCTGCGATCGTTGTGTTCCGAAAAGACCCGCGCTCCAGGCCAGTTCCGTGAAACTCGATCATCTCGCTGTTGGAGCGCCGGACGGACGGGTTGACAGCCTGGTGCCCGAATATCTTGGCGTGCTTGGGGTCGGCGAGGATGCGCTGCAGCCGAAGGTTCGCGCGAATGCCGAGCCGCTCGCTGAACGACGCGAAGATGATCTTCAGTTGTGGGTCCGGCCCGCTCAAGCCGATGATCCACGATAGGAAGTCTACGACCTGGGTGCTTTTCCCCAATTGCGGAGGCGACTGCAGCAGAAGTTTCGGCCGCCGCCCGGCGCGATAGTCCAGCCAAAAACGGTGCAATTCGAGCGCAACCTCGCGCTGCCACCAGCCCATGATCATGCGCGGATTGAGATAGCGGCGATACGCCCAGAAGGATTCGCGCGATTCGCGCTGGGCCTGCTGCTCCATGAGCCACAGGTCCTCCTCGGTATAGGGGCGCGGTGCTGGGACGTTGATGTTCACACACGTCACCACATCGGCGCGCATTTCGCGCGCGACGCCCGGCGACGGCGACTATACATACGCAATCATGCGCTGCCTAGGAAGGCTTCATCCGGCTTGCCGAAAATCTCTGCGGTCCAGCCCGACATGCTGCGAAAATGCAGGGCAATCTCGTTCTTGTATCTGATCCAGCTCGGGCGGAATGCAATCGCCGATTGCCACTTTTGCCCGCGGATATAGTGCGCGCCGTCCACAGTCATCGGCACCCCTACCCCGATTACCTTCTGATGCCCCTCCCGTCGCGCCACCTGGACGGCAAACAACCCCGAGCTGCCGCCCCAGTCCAGCCCGGTGTCATGGGTGATCTCTGGGGCCTTGCGATGCGCCCAGACCTGTTCCGGCTCCGGCAGCCCAGCCTTGCGCCGGCCGTTCAGCCAGGCGATGGGCCCCACAAGCTTGTCGGGATGGAGCGTAACCGCGACGCATTCATCGGGGAAAGTCTTGATTTGGTCGTTTATGGCGAACACGCGGAAGGGCAGATCGCCGATCAACTTCCTGGCCGCCTCCCAATCCTGCTTCCAGCACATGGCACCGCCGAGCACGATTGCCACCGTGGATGCACGGGATGACGCATTTGACACATGACTCGGCAAACTCGGCAAACTTGACAAATCACCTGTTTTGCGCGCCTCGAACGTGCATGACTCGATCTGGTTGAAATAATCCCCAATGACCCGGCCATGCCCCTCGACGCCACGGAGCGCCGGGTCCTCCGATTGCCCGGATTCGCATGCCAGCACGTCGTCGAAGCCCGCGAAGTAGAGCGTGTCGCGCAGGAGCTGGGCGTTCCAAGCGCATTCATGGCCATGAGCGTAGATGATGGCATGCATGGCGCCACGCTTGGTGATGCCGAGCGGTTGCCACTTGGTCGTAAAGCGGTGGTAATCAGCGTCATCACATGCGGCGATCTGCTCCAGACTCGGCACCGTCACTCGCAGCGCGCCGCCAGGCGCCAGCACCCGATGAGCCTCCTGGAAGAAGCCGATCGCCGCCTTGTAGGGAACGTGCTCAACGCAGTGCTCGATGTTGATGTGACTGGCGCTGTTGTCCGGCCACGGCAGCTTTTTGGTGATATCGACATCGGCATCGTGGTTTTCCCAGCCTGGAAGCTTGTTCGTGCCGCACCCAAGATTGAGTTTCCTCAACTGCGGCACTGTCGCCTCCTTGCGCTGTTGAGCGCAGGCTGCGTCGACAAACTTCTGGTACACGCCTTGCTGCGCGCTGTCATGCTGATGCGTGACCCAATCGAGGTCCAGCTCCAAGATGTTGTCCGCGGTGATGGTGTTCTTATCCGCGCGCCACGCCTTCCATGGCATGATCCGGCATTGCCGGGTCGTCTTGTCGAGAATTTGCTGCCGGATGACTCGCTCCGGTGTCGGCGCCATCCGGCGGTTCGGCCAATCATAACGCTTAATGAAATCGCTGCGCCGAAGATAATCCGTCGAAAAGAACATGAGCCCGGTCTCGACCCAGAGCTTTTCATGCTCCTTGTGCTTCATCCCCTTCACATCGGTGGTTGCGCAATCGGCCTTCTCCTGCTGCATCCATTTGGTGGCGTCCACCACGCGGAGCCGGAACAGGCTGTCGCCTTCGATATGGACGACATAGTCGTACCCCAGCTCGCAGGCGATCTCTAATCCCTTGCAAAAGGCCCGGCCCCAGCCGTCGCGTCCCTCCGTCACACCTTTGCGGCTGAGATGGCCGATGTTGTCCGGGAAATTAAAGACCATCCGGCGGTGCCGCTTGCCGTCATATGGCGTCCAGTCCTCGAACTTCTTGATCGGAGACTGGCTGTCAACGGAGAGGAAATCGCAGTCGCGGTCGTTCAACGAGAAATGCAGCCGTTTCCACAGGTCCGTGAGATTATCCCTGTCCGGGCTATCCACATAGAACGTCCCGAATAACAGGGTGCTGCGACTGGCCGCGAACGCCGTCACCGCCGCCAGCGCCTTCGGCACATCGATCGTCTTGTCGCAGCGGTGCTTGTTGCTGTGACAATCGCATGGGTTAACAACGTCCACCGGGAGCGTAGGCGCGAGATGCGCGCCGACCCGCTGCGTGGTCCGGTAGCTCTCGCGGCCGCCGTAGACCACGACCACCGGTGTCCCCACGGCCTGCGCCAGGACCGGCGCGAAACCCGCGTTGCAGTAGACGAGGTCAGCCTGCGCAAACAGCGCAGCCATCTCCTCGAACGCCAGCTCGCCGTTGTGCAGTCTGACATCCACCGGCTGGTCCGGCCCCTCGATCCACTCCTCGCCGCGCCGGAGGTCAGCGATGCTCACCACAAAGAACTGGTCGCGGATTGAGCGGTAGATGGCGTCGTAAGCCGCCGGGTCGGGATTGCGGGACCGGCCGTCCCACTCCCGGCGCACCACGATCGGGCGGTGCACCATCAAGGGCTTGCCGCCGGTATCCCACCGCCCCCGCACCGCGCTCCGCCATTCCGGCTTGATCGGCAGGCTGAAGTCCGGCCGCTCGGGCATTCGCAGATCGACGCAGGAAAACATCGCCTCAAGGATCGAACCGTGCTGGTCGACCAACGTCTTCGGATAGCCGATACGGGCCTGCCGCGCCGTCGCCGGAGCGGGGGGGAACTTGGCTTGCTCGAACAGCGTCCGCTCTCGTTCGATCGTCCTCGCCTGCGCATGTAGGCTCGTCGGCCGCATGACCAGCCTAAGCCCCCTAGCGACGAGATCATGGTAGAGTTGGAAATGACAGGTGTGTAGCCAAACGTCGTAATGCTGCATCAGGACTCGCATTACTGCCCGCTGATGCAGGTTGTCGCCGATACCAAAATGTCCAGTCACCGAGATGCATGGCTTTGCCTGCTCTGGCGTGACCTTCGGGGGGAGCGGTGGCGGATGGGCGTGACGCTCGAACATCGCAGGTGTCACTACGAGGTCGTTGCGCGCCAGTAGCCGGTTGGCTGTGCCATCATCGAGGTCGACGTATCTCATCGCGCTCGGAGCGAGATTGATCTCTCGATTGCGCGAGTCATAAAAAATGCGCGCCGCGCCAGCCGTGTTTTGCACCGCATAAATCATCTGTCAAATGGCCGTTTGAAGCCGCTCCTGCGCATGCTGAATGGCGGCATTCCCTCTCGAACACCGCCTAGCTTTTGCGCCCCCAGCACGGAAGAGAACTCGTTGATTTTCTGTGTCAGCTCCTGCGCGCTCTTGGGCGGCTCTCCAAACATGCTCCCAGCGAGCACCGAGCAGATCATCAAGGCGTCATCCAAAGCGGAATCCGGCGCCCCCAGCAGGGCCTGATCCTTCTTGAGCGCGTCGATCTCCAATCGGATGAAGCTGACCGCGGCGTAGTATGCATTCAGCTCGGCGTACTTCTCATCCCGGGTCATCGCCCTGATGCGAGCGAGATACCCTCCCGCGCGCCCGCGCGCCCACCTGGAAAGCACATCTCGGCTCGGCATTGCTCACCTACTGATGAAGCTTCGGGTCCGGCAGAAACTTCTCGATCTTGGCGATCGGCTCGAATTGGCCGGCCGGGTTTGGCACGTCCTTGCCGTTCTTGTCTTTTATGTAGCCGCTCGTTCCAGAGTTCTTACCCTTCTTCCAATTCGCGGTGCCGTGCAACCGGATGGTTGGCTTGCCTAACGCCTGCTCGGCGAAACTGGTCCGCACCGGAATCATCGGCTTGGTTTTGTCGGGGTTCCCTTTCTGGTCCTTCGGCCAATCGATGAACAGTCGGCGGTTTTTCTCGTCACCAAGGTCGAGCGATTTTCCAACCCATATCTGAAGCTCCGCCATCTCGACGCCCGTGTTGTTTTCCTCGTGAGACACGCTGCAGGGCACGCCGATCGGCGTGCCTTTGAGCGGGATTTGAAATCCGGAGCAATCATAGATCGGATGGGTGAACGTGGTTCGCGGATAGGGCTTGGTCGGGCGCGGCGGGTCGCAAATGCCTTCCCACGGCCCGGGAGCCACCCCGTGCCCGTAGAGGGGCCAAATCGCCCCGGTCCAAGGGATCGGGTTGAAATCGCCGTTGGCAATGCCGGGAAAATCTGCGACCGCCACCTTGCTGGAGTAAGCCAACGCGGCATCGGACGAGTTGGTGTCTACAATGCCGACGTTGGCGGAGAACCCAAGCAGGCCATCCTTTGGATTGCCTGCCCATCCCGCCAGGAAGGCATTTCTCGTGAGAATCTCATTGTCGTCCAAATTGAGCTTGGATCTGGAATAGCTAGCGTTTGGCCCGCAATCGAGCAACTGCGACGTTTCGGTACCTCGCAGCTTCGGTAATGTAAAGCCGTCGTGTATCGGCGGACGGTTCTGAAGGCTGTTCCCTTTTATGTTTTTGTCGTCGACGGCAAGCCACGCCTTGCAGGATGACGACACATTCGGATCGCCCGGGGTCCAGGTGATCTCGTCGTACAGCGTGCCATTCTTGTAATCAGGAACAGATGGCCGCTCGGAATGAACAGCCCCGCTAATGTCGAACGACAGCAGCAGATGATGCCAGCCGCCATCCTTGATGACTGGCGCGTCGAAGGCGAAGTCAAACAATCCTGTCTGCCTCCCACAGAGAAGAAAGGCCTCAGGAACGCAGCTCATGATCTTATCGGAAATGTCCTCGTATTCAAATTCGTACCCGTTCCAGTAGCCGCCCACCCGCACCCAATGACCGTCAGGAAATGGAAACCCGATCTGGGTATAGCTGTACGGCGGGCCGTCGACTACCAAGTGAGTCTGCTCGGCCCACAATTCACTGATGCCGGTTAGCTCCCATGACAGGCCCTTCATATCAGCCTTCGTCTTGGTCTGCAGGTTGATGATGATATAGCCGTCCTTGTCGATGCCGATGAAGGATTGCGGCACCTTGACCGTTGTCCGTTCCTTCGGTTCTTCGATGCGGTAGTTACGGACATGAAAATGGCCGTTGTCGCCGATACCGGTGAAGTAATTCGCATAGGGCGGATCGTGAATGCTTCCAACGATGCCCGCTGCGCCCAAAAAACCGCCGCTGTACTCGACCGCGTCGATAACACCCGGATCTTCTGAATGCCAATTGCAATAGTTGTATGGAATCTTGTCGTCGCCGAAACATAGGAGGGTGCGAATGCCAAACTTTGACATATCCTCATCGGCGATGCCGCCTGCGCTTTTACCGCCTGGCTTGATGGCCATTGTGTTGGTGGCGAGCGGTGGCGGACCTGGTATCCAGCAAGCCGCCGGCCCCATGAATAGATCGCCAAAAATCAATCCTCCTGTCGGAAGCCCGTAACCGTTCCAATAGAACACGCAATTTTTGAAGGCTGGATCGTTGCTGATCGAGTATTGCGCGTTCGGCGGCACCATAGTCTTCGAGTCCTGGGTCCAGAACCCCTGCTGCCATTGCACGGCAGCTGGCGGATCGGCCTTTGGTTGCGGTGGCCTATAAGTGCTCCCCGGCGGCACCGTCCTATCCACGTCGCGAAACCAGAACGAGATAATCATCTTGTCGGCGTCTTCGATCGGCGCCTCTTTCATTTGCAGATAGCTCATGCGTGCTCCTGCTCCACGATCCTGAGCACCATCTTCTTAGGCGGCTTGAACGGTGGCGAGTCCTTGTCCCTCGGCGCAAAGATCACGGCCAGGCCGCCCCAACTGAGGTTGACGATAGATTGGAACGGATCGGTCCTGACCAGCGATGGAGTGCCATCAACGTCAACCGCCTGCGGATCGCCATCATCGAAATACTCGTCGGCTATGTCTCTGTTCTCAGGCACCGAGAATGCGATTTTCTGGCCCTGAGCGCTACCTCTCTGCTCCTCTGTTTGAAAGCGGTGGAAATATCTGATCGTAAGCTCGTAATCGATATATTGAGAGTTATCCTTCTGGCCAATCTTTAATTGTTTCAGGTAATCATTGTAAGGAACGATCTGCGGATGCGTGCCATCCTCATCGGACATCTCGAACCCACCGAGATCGTTATTGTAGACCTTGACCACGCGAACCTCTCGGTCCGCTGGGTTCCCATCGTCGTCACCCTCGCCGCCGGGCTGGTCGTTGTGGAACGTGAAGGTGACCTCCTGGCCTTGTCTGCCGGAGTAAATGTCGGGCTGCGATACCTGTGTCCCCGTTCTATCGATCAGCCAGAGCTGATTATCGTCCCCGTCCTCGACATCTCTTTGAGAGACGGCTGGATTCTTCACCTCCAGCTGATGCGTCGTTCTCGCCGCGTTCGCATTCTCGTACTGAATATCGGCATTGCTGTCATCTATGGTGTCTTCCGGATTGTTAGGGTCGTCGTTCCAGTGAACGACAAAATCGATCTGTTGCGCGTGGGAACCATAGCTGTCGCCCCAGAAAGTTACCGGCAGATGCTCAATTCGAAGCATGTCGAACCAGGTGTCGGTAAGTATGTTACTCTGGTCTCCCGCGGCCCTGCCCTTCCGAGCGTCACCGCCGCCTTCCAAAGCAAAGACTCGCTTGACATGGGCATTCCTACCCTTGGCTGGAAAATCATTCCCACCTCCTCCTTCTTCGTCTTCGTCTTGCTTCTCGTTCTTGGCCTGCCCGCAATAGCTCGTGACGGTCTCGTCGAAATGGGCCTGGCCCGTCATGATCGGCGGCAATTGACCCGCCCCAGAGCTGCCAAATCCCGGCGTGATTGAGATCGGAAGATTGCTCGTGAGCGGCTGATTGGCCCGCTCCCCAGGCGCAGTGTCAGGTAACTGATAAGCACGGACGGCATCTGATGGTCCCTGCGCCATGTCAGATTCCCGCCGTCAGAATGATGCCGTGCGGCGCCAAATGCGTGCCGGACTGGACCGCCAGCATTGAGGCCTGACCATCCATCTCAGCCGCGGCGCTGACGATGCCGGAGGCCACTCCGTACCAGTTCACCGACGTAGCGCCATCCATTGCCGCCGCACCGATGTGGAAGCCGCCGGTGACCAGCCCATGAGGCGCGAACGCGGCCGCACCGTCCATATGGGCCTTGCTGCCGCCGACGGCGCCGTCGCCATCCAGGGAGCCCTGGCCGTCCATCTGCGCCGAGCCGAGGGAGGCCAAATCGCCAGTGAAGGCGGCGGCGCCGACGCCGTCCATCGCAGCCGCAGCCGACGCGACAATTCTGGTGCCAAACGCGGCCGACGCCACGCCGTCCATCTGCGCCGTGCCAAACTCGGCCTCGATTGCCGTGAATTGGACCGACGCCGCGCCATCCATCCGGGCCGCGGCAAAAGTCTGGATCGTGTTGCCTGCAAAAGCGCCGCTGGCGGCGCCGTCCATTTGGGCGGCGCCCACCCTCACCGCCCGGCCGGCAACACTAACGCTGGCGGCGCCGTCCATCTGGGCAGCGCCGGCATGTACAGTGACCACTCCGATCTCTACGATCGGAACGCCAGGGGCGAGGGCGGTCGTACCAAGGCCCGTATCCGTGACGAAGGCAATGCTCGGCAGCCCCGTCAGATAGACGCTCACGTCAGCACCACCGTCGGGTCGATGTAGTATGTCGCCGACGGCTTGCCGACGCGCAGTCGCGCCTCAAGGATGCCAGCCAGCCCGGGCTGCGGCGAAGACAGCGTGGCGACGAGCTTGAACGGCGTCCAGCCCGCACCAGAACCGCCGCCATTCCAGGACGAGCTGTCCGAGGCCACCGCGGCGTTGGCGGCGAGCACGTTGGCCTTCGTAGTGTTGACGATCGATCCTGTCGGGAATGACGCGTTGCCGAGGTATTCGACCTCCATCCAAACGTCGTCGTTGTTCGGCAAAGCGCCCGCGTTAATGGTGCCGTAGACCGTCACCGTAACATTGGCACCGGTGGTCGGGTTCCAAACCGCATAAGGCTCGGCCTGGAACGGCCGCAGCCATTGCGAATTGACGGTGGTGACGATTTTGCGGGATTGCGCCTGCCCGGTCGGATCGGCGGCCCCACCAACGCGCGTGATCGAAGTCTCCGTCGTCTCGGTGCCCTCGTACTGATAGCGGGCTGACTTGTAGGCGGTCGCACCACTGTCACAGCGCACCAATTGGATTGTCTGTCCAAAGCTCTGCGGCGTCAATATCGCCGTGGAAGCATTCAATTTGCAGTCTTTGACCAGCCAATTGCCCATCGCAATAGTGCTACTGGCCCCAGTAAGCGTGGTCGTAATCTGACTGAGATCAATGGCCTCCAGCACGACGTTGCACAACCGAGCATTGGCAGAAGCTCCAATCAAAACGGTAGGAACCGTCGATCCAGCCACCAGCACCTGCCCGGTGTTTTGCCAAGTAAAAAACGTAGTTCCTGGATCGATGTACTGCCCAGCGTTGCCGAAACTCACAGTGCAATTATTCCACACGATGACCCCAGCAGCAGTCGTGTTCAGTTGCACCGTCGACACGCCAGCACTGGTATTTGCAATCTTGACACTACAACTTTCAAAGTAATAATAACTATTAATAGGAGTCAGAATTATTTGCGATACGCCGGAAGATACCCCAAAACCAGCTATAAACGTAATGCCGTAAACATACATAAAACCAGCGCTTGGATTGAATGTCATATTGACCGCAGCGGTCGTCGTTATCGTTGCTCCGGTTGTAAGATTAGCCGACGCTGGCGGATAGCTCCCCAGATCATGGCAAAGAATCCGACCTACAGTCCCGGCACTGACTGCAGGGCTGATCGTAATCGCTGTCGCCTGCGACTCGGCATGGTTGTTGCCAACGTAGACTGTGTTGCCGACCGCAAACCAAGTGCTCGCGCAGGCGTTGGCCAGCCGCGCGTGCGGCGCGCCACCGCCTGAAAAATTCCCGACCACGCCCAGGCATGTCCAGGTGACGGTGCCGTCGGACTGCGTCGTGCCCGCGGTGTCGTTCGCCCAGGCCGGCTCGGATGCGCCCATGCTTCCGGCCGTGCTGCATATCCAGTAGCTGGCACCGTTGTTGCGCTTGATAATCGCGCCCAGCGTGACGGCCGAGGAAATAGCCTTGGCCGCAGCCCACGTCGTCGTGTTGGTGGCGTCGCCGTTGACCGCGCTCGCGCCTGTGCACTCCTGCCAGGTCACCGTGTTGTCGGTGGTCTTGGCGCCGCGCGTGACGACCCACGTCGGCTCGGTCGTCGCGTGCGTGGTGCCGCCGACAATCGCAATGAAGACGCGCTCGTTGCCGACCGCAGGTGCAGCGTTCTGCCGCCTCAGCGCGCCCGCCGCAATGGTCGCACCAGTCGCCCACTTGGTTACCGCGTAATAGCCGGTGCTGGATTGATTGCCGGCGTTCGCGTACCAGACGGTATCAAATAGGGCCACCGATTAGCTCCCTAACTTTCGGTCAAAGCCGTTCCAGTAGTGAGCTGCGGCGACACGCCCGTGGACACGGTCAGGTTTGGCGTAATCGGCCCGCGATAGAGGATCTTGCCAGGACCCGTCGACGCCGTTCCCACCGCCGCCCAGGTCTCCGTCTCGCTGCCACCTGTCGCGGCCGGGAAGATCACCGCCGCGGTCAGCGTCGCCGTCGCCCCCGACACCGTGAAGCCGGTGCTGTTACGCGGCACCGCCTGCCGGGCATAGCTCGTATAGGCCGCCTCGCTGCTGTTCTGGTTGCCGCCCGCACCAGGGTCGGCGGTGTGAAGTGAGAGATAGAGGCTCGTTAGGGGACCTGACGCAGCGTTGTCCGCGAGGTTCGCGATCGCTGTCCCGTTGAGGATCAACTTGAGTAGGTCATTGTCGAATGTGCTTGATTTGCCACCGGCCACGTCGGCCTCCTATGTCACGCTGCTAATTGGAAATCCTGCCCGACAGTATTCCCGTAGATTGTGGTGCCGCCGTCGAAAGTGATCAGCACGAACACGTCCTTGCCGTTGGGTGTGACCGCAGGCGCCGTGCCGGAGGGCCATAGAATGTTGGACGGCCATGCGAGGCCCCAGGCGCCAGCATTCTGAATCTCCAGCACGAGGCGCGCAAACTGGCCGCCAGGAGGCCACCCGCTAATCGTCAGAGCTGTCACGGTGCCCGAGAGCTGGAGACGATGGACCTCTCCGAAGGTGCGATCGATGTTCACTGCGCCTGAGACCGAGTCCAGGCCACCGCACGGCATGTCGACCGTGACGGCGTCGACCCAGTGGGTGCCGTTGAAGACGAGTGGCTGGCCGGCTTGAGGAACGGTGACCGACACGTCCGTGAGCTGCGCCAGCGCCATGCTGATCGCTTTATTGATCCAGTCGCCGCCGTCGGCGTTGTAAGTGAGTACCTGGCCGTCAGCCAACCCGACGAGGGTGACATCGCTCAGGTCTTCCAGCGCTGGTATCGGTAAATCCAGATTTTGCCAGTGCCCGCTCTCGTAGGTGAGAATCTGTCCATTCGTCGGCGTCAGAACCGCCACGTCCGTCATCTCGGTGATCGCGGCGGTCGCCCAATGGACGGCGTAATCCGCCGAGGTCGCTTTGCGCAGGAACCAGCCCGCCGGGCCCCCAGACGGGAGGGTCGCCGCCGCGCTTTTGAGCAGCACGCCATAATAGTCGTTGCCCATCCCGTCATTGGCGCCAGCATCGAATGTCGCGTGGCTGACGTGATTGATTTCGACCATGTAGGTCACGCCGACATAGGTGATGATGTCGCCTGCATAATACTGGGTGTTGGGCGTCCATTCCCCTTTGAATTGAAGCGTCATCATCGGCATGTCGTACGGACCCAGCAACGTATGGTCGGTCAGGACTACCGTGAACTGATTGCCGTGCACCACGATGTTGGCGATGCCAACGCCCTGCACCGCCTTCGCCTCATTATCCTGGATGGCCTGCCAGAAATTATTGTCGACCTGCTCAGGCGTCAGGTCCTGGCTGGAGCCGATGCCCCACGGCCCCGGTGTTCTAAACGTGTATCCCATAGCCCTCTCCTAACCGCCGCCACCAGGAGCGCCACTACTATTTCCCGAGCGACCCTCCACCGAGGCTTGGGCACAATAGCTCGTGACGGTCTCGTCGAAATGGGCCTGGCCCGTCATGATGGGCGGCAGCTGCCCTGCTCCCGATGACCCAAAGCCCGGCGTGATCGAGATCGGAAGATTGCTCGTGAGCGGCTGATTGGCCCGCTCCCCAGGCGCAGTGTCAGGTAACTGGTACGGCCTTACAACGTCATCAATCCCCGGCATAGCGCAACAATCCTTCCGGAGCTGGAGAGGCGGCGGATAGATCGATCGTCATCGGGACCTGCAACTTCGTGGTCTGCACGACGTACGAATTAGAGAATGGTCCGTTGGTGACCGGCCTCAGCGTCAATTCGTACCACAACCCCTCGCCCTCCAAGACACTTTTTAAGATCATTGTCTGAATTTGGGTCTGAATCTGGATCAATGGATTAGGAGGATTGGTGATTGTCCAATTGCCGATGTAAGTCTTTTGCGCCTGCGCGACGGCCTCCTTGACGACTTCATCGATTTGCAAATTGTAAATTGCAAGGTTGTTTTTGTTCAGCGTGGAAGGAATCCCGTGCCATTGATTGGCCAGGATCACCTCGCTGGGGCCGAGCGGAAATGCAAGGCCATCATCGTTGGCGTGGCCGAATGGCGGCGTGTAGCCGATTTCATTGCCAGCAGCATCATCGATCGGCGGCGTCCAGTATGAGTCGAGCGCGGGGCATGTTTCTGGCGGGAGCGTTGGAGGGACCGACGGCACCTCGAACGACGGCACCTCGAACGATACCCCCTGAACCGGAAGCGTGTCAGGAGGCGCTCCGCTCACGCTGCTGTAGTACTTCTGGTATCCACGCTGGACGTAGCCTTCATTGGCATAGGACGGCGTGCCGGGGTCGGTCGCCACTCCCCTGGCCGCCACCTTCCTGCTGCCAGAGCTCGGCAAAATGCCAAGACATGGATTAAATGCCATGAACGACGTGAGCCAGCCCTTGCCGCTTTGCCCCCCATGCGCTGCGTTTGTAAACGTCGACCATGTCCCGCCAGCGGTTGGCTTCTGCCACCATTCGGTGGTCCACGCGCCAGTCTCGCTTTCGTTGATCAAACCTGGCTTGAAGTTGGTGCCGCTGGTCGTTCCGCCAAGAGTGCTCGGGCCGCCGGATTCGTTCACGGCAACCGTGACTCCCCAGATCAAGGCGCCGTCGGCAGGGACATTCACACCACCGGACACGCCACCGGAATTAATGGCATCGTTTGCGCTTCCAGGGCTCCGCTGGGCCTGGCTGTGCGCGGCAATCCAGGCGTTGATGTCCTTTCCGCTCAAAGCCAGCCCGGTGCTGGCGTCGAACTCCTCGATGATCAGCACCACGTTGGTATGGGCGTGGGGGAAATTCAGGGTGAACTGCTGCGGGCCGCTCTTGATATTTGTCCCATAAAATGTCCACAGAACGTATTTGCTCCCAGCGGAATCGTAAACCAGATCGGCAGGATTGTAGTTGCCGCCGACGTTGTCGGTGACAATGGGGGTCTCCTTGGTCGGGTCGGCTCCCTGCGCCCCCACGGCCATGCAAATGAGACTGTCCCTCGACACTGGGTTTTGCAGCGTGACGGTGACGCTGCTCACGGAAATCGGACCTGAGAGATAAGCTCCACCCTGGACGAGACGAAACGGCAGGGGCTCCGGTGTCGGCGTCGGCTGCCCGGACGCCCCCTCATTGCCGATGCTGCACCCCAAAGTGACATGGCCCTTCACCTCGCCCGTATCGCCATGGACCTCCAGCTTGTAGCCAATCACTTTGCCCTGCACAGCGCCGCCCGGCAGCCGGGCGTCGTTGACGTTTCCGCTCATTCGACAGGAGAGCTGGGCCGCCACCTCGAAGCGAGTATCGAACGAGACCTCGACGGCCCGCGCCCGCTTCCGTAGCTTGGCCCGCGCCCGGCATATCATGTTCTCGATGGACTGCTTGCCGCGATCAGATGGAAAGAAGGTCGCATTAGGGGTATGCCCAGGCCAGCCACCGATTGGCACCTTTGCCAAGCCGATGCATTGCCAGGTCACAGAGCCGTCGCCCGTCTGTGCCCCCTTACCCTCTGCAAACGTCGGGTGCCATTCACCCGTCTGCCCCGCCCTGATGCAGATGTACTGATAGGATCCGGTCGGATTTGAGAACTGAGTGAATTGCGCGGGCGGTGCCTCGCTGAGGCCTCCGACCATGCCGGCCACCGTGCATTCCTTGATCGTGTCGCCAGGGCCGCCCCACCCCATGCAATACATGGAATGTTTTGCCACCGCGACACCATGCGGCGGAAAGCTGAGGCTGGCTGGCGCCAGCAAGGCCTCCCAGTTCGGGACACCGGAAACGGGCTTGGGGCAGATAATCGTGCCGAGGCCGACGTTCGCCATCCGCACTTGGTCCTGCGCTTGCTCAGTCGGCGGAGTATCTCCCAGGCTGGCCCAGACCACGGTGCCGTCCGTCGTGGTGTGACCGGCGATATTCGAAAACACCGGCTCCGTCATTCCAGTGGTGCCGGCACCGATGCACACCTGCGAGGAGGTCTGCCCAGGCACGAGAGGATTGTCAGGATAGATGAATTGGCCGACATCGACGAACCGGCCTTCTCCCACAGTATCCCAATTCTCCAAGTCGATGAGCGGGAGCGACAAATCTCCACTCTTGAGCGTGATCGTCTCGGTGTCCTCGGTCACCAGCGGATCAATCAAGATTGGCTGAATCTCAGCCTGGACGGTCATCTCCGCACGCTCTGACCGTTTCCGATCCGCGTTGTAGACGAGGCTGATTACCGCAAGCGACTGCTTGCCAGCAAAGTCGAGCGCGAAGCCCTCGTAGCAAAAATACTGTATCGACCTCGATGCGGGGATGTTGACGGGCGCCGGGTCGCCGTTCGTGTCTATCGCAAACTCGTCAATGAAGCCGGGTTGATAACTGTCCTTCAGAGTAACAGTCTTGCCGAATGGTGGCGAATAGCTGATCTGGACCGACATCGTGTCGCCGGTACTGTGCTGCTTTTCGCCGTTCTGCCAATGGAATTGGTATTCCGTCTGCCCTGGCTTCATGGGGAATATCAGCGGGTCCCTCTCGCCAGCCCACGAAACCCCGGCATACCAGCCACCGCCGAGTGAGCTGCCGCTCTTAGGCCAGTCGCCAACGAAGGCGTCCGACCCTAACGTCGGAAACGCCCACTTCCCCAGCTCGCCACCCGCCGGGAGCGCTCCCTTGAATTGCTGATTCCAGTTCACCTCCGCCTTGACGTTCACCGCGACCAATGGCGACTGGAGCAATTTGCACTGAATGCTGTCATAAAATACTTCGCTGTCGGCGAACCAGAGAACCCCATCCTCGCCGGTCAGAATATCGCTTGCGGTGACCTGGCCGCTGACACGATCGACATGATAGAGAACCGACCAGCCCTCCAGGATCGCGTCAGGATCATCGCGCTTCAGAATCTCTATGAACAGCGGATCGTAATTCGGTGGCTTTTTCAACGTCTCCGCCACCTGTTGCTTCTGGTAGATGTAATCGGGAAGCCGCGCGATCAGCTTCATCTTCACGGTGTTTGATTCAATCCGTTCAGGCACGCCAACCAGTCGCCCAAAAAACAACGGCTGCGGCGTGCAAGCTTCGTACCCAAACGAAATCCACGCCCAATACAGCCGCCCTGGCGAAATGAAGCCGACCCTCGGATTCTTGATCTCGATCGTGGCTGTCGGAATCTGACCTTCGTCATGCTCGATCATGAGATCGAAAATGTTCTCGTCAAAGCGGGCGAGCGACAGCTCCCATGGGGTGCCCTGCGCGACCCACGCGAAATAGAAAGTATACTCGCGGCCCTCGATGGAGGCGGCGCCACCACCGCCAGTCGACGGCACGTCCGTCGTCCTCAGCGAGAGACCGGCGGTGATGAAAACCCTAGTCGAACCCTCGATGCCGAATGTGTTGTCGTTACTGAATGTCGCCTCGCCGAACGGCGCTATGCTGTATTTGTACTCGGTGGTGAATTGGCCGACGACGTTGTCATGCGCCCCTATCGTGAAGTGGGTGCCAGGACTGGTGGTGGGATCAACCAGGTCCGCGACCATAGCGCCGTAATACCAGCACGCGCCCCAGACCAGATCGCTTCGATACGGCGTTGAAAACTGGCCGGAAGTGATGGCGTTGAGGCTCGTATCCGCCTGCGCCTGCAAACTGATCTTGTGGCCTTCGAGCGCGTCCTGCGGGACAATCCCTGAATATTCCTCAGCGAGAATGATATAACCAATATGGTTGCCGCTGGTGCTCGTCAGCGTGAGCGTCTGCGGCGCGTTGTTGATGCCTTCTAGGTAGAAGGTTTGAAATGTCCAGTATGGATCGCCGAGCGCATCAACAAATTTGTAATCATTCCCTTTTTCATCCGTGATCACGCAACTGTATGAACGACTTGGATCGTCGACATCAGCTTGCGAAAATTGGACAGCAATGAGGACGGCGCCCCCCGCCGCGACCGGAGCATCGAGCGTGACCGACCACCCCGGGAGGTAGGTGGCGTCCGTCGGCCCCTGCGAGAACTTGCCCTGAACGAGACGAGGAGGCATTGCTCAGGCCGCCTCTCGGTGCAAAACCCTAGCACTCTTCAAGTGATACGCTCCAGTCGTTGATCGCGCTCCATTCTGCAAAAGAATTTTTTATTTCCGTTACCATGCATAACAGTATTGGCCTGTAGAACGTCACATCCCCTTCCGTCCGCACCGATCCTGGCACCACCGGCCGAGCTGGCACCGCACCAAGAAGATAACTGAACTCAAAGGCACAACTGACCTCGGCGACATGACCGATCCAGGCGTCATCGAGGCACGGAGCCGCGCCGTCACGGCAAGTGATAGTCGATTTGTACTTACGAAAGCGCGTGTCGGCGAGGCTGCGCAGGGTGCCATTCACGTCTCGCCTTAGCCAGTTTCCGCCGGCGCCCCCCGTTCCCGTAAGCGGCTCGTATGTCTGCGTGAGCCCGCGCGCCGAGTATGGCGAGAGCTGCAAGCCGGTGTCGCCCGACAACGGCGTCATGACCAACAGCGTGCCTTGAGGGAGCCACAACATCACGAGAACCAGCTCGGCCTTTCTCCCGTCCGCGATAGCTTACCAGCAAGAGCCGAAGATCGAAGTGCCTCCATCGTATCCTGGGCCACGGACACTCGGAAATTTCCCTTGTCCGTTCGGAGATCGAGCTGGTGGTAACTGGTGTTGTCCTTGCCTCCGGCGCCGGCGGCGGATACTCGCCCGCCATCGGAATAACCGCGAATGCTGTCCGCGAAGGCGCCGACTATGCCACCGGTCGCGAAGTGTTTTGTGAAATGGTCGATCGCCTCGTGCAGATTGCTGCCATCCGCCCGGACGATGTACTCGCCCTTCGAGACCCAGGCGAGATTACTGTCGCTGGTGCCGCTGCCGTGGCCACCGATGACGCCGCCGCCTTCCGCGAAACCAGATATTTGGCCGCGCACCTTTGCCGCAACCGCATTAAAGATTTCTTTGGTTACTGGAATGCACGGCCTTGGTGCTATCGGCATCCAATCGCCGGTAGATAAATTTTTCTCATACGTTACACCTTTTTGTCCTGTCCCCGGCATACATGGGCCGCTGTCAGCGTCCTCACCAAAGTGCTGCGCCTTGGCGCGGGCGGCTAAGTCTGGGTCTTTCGTGATGAGGCCGGGGCTTTTAGAGACGTTATCGAAGGGCTGCCCTTTCGGCCCGCTGGGTGGAGGGTATTTGATCGGGGTGCTCAAATCCGTGGTCGGAGGCAGCGGCAGCGTGTCTGGCCCAGGCGGCGGCTTAACAACCATGGGACCACCGGGGCCACCATGCGGGCCCGCAGGTGGCCCGCTAGGCCCCGGGGCCGGGATTATATCCGCCGCCACCGAAATCTGCTTCTCTTGCAGATCCCGCTGTCGCCGCCGCTCCTCCTGCTCACGCTGCCGCTTTAGCTGGCTGTCATCGTCGCCGACCGGGCCGCCTTCCGCGTAGGACTCCCATAATTTCTTGGGGTGCAGGGCTTCTGGATGCTGCGCCAGATATTGATTCGCCAAAGCCAATACACTGGCGTTACTTGGCGCACCAAATTGGGTGATCGGCGTCGCCACGAGGCCGCCGTCGGCATACTGCTGGATATCCTCTTTCTTCTTCTCCTGCTGCGGCGAGCTGATCGGAATATCCGGCGGCGGCACCGGCTGTGGCGCCTGCTGCTCTTCTTTCTTTTTGCGCTCTTCCTCGATCCGCTCCAGTTCCTCTTGATAGCGGCGCCGGCTCGCAGGCGTCGTATCGATATCGAGCGGCGTCGCCTCTGGCGGCCGCGGCCGGGGCAACGGGATTTCCGGCGGCTTGGCCGACGGCGGCTCGCCGTGCGGCATTTCAAGCTGCTTCAGCCACCAGGGCAGATCGCGCTTTGTACCGCCACCGGGCAGCGGCTGGCCTGGGCCGCCGGGCTCCCCTGAGCCTGGCTCTCCGGTTTTGGGCGGCTCGGGCTTGGGCGGTTCAGGCGGCTCGGGCGGCGCTCCGCCGGGAGCGCCACCGCCGCCACCACCACCACCTCCTCCTCCACCACCACCTGGCGGCGTGACGGGCGGCGGGGACACAGGCGGTGGCGCGCTCGGAGACGATGGGGGCGATGGCTCGCCGCCTGGAGGAGATGCACCTCCGCCTCCACCAGAGGGCGGCGCTGGCGCAGGCGTTTTTTGCTCGGGCCCGGGCACAGGCACTGGCCCGGGCCCGGCGGCCCCTGGCTGCGCTGCCCGATGCTTCGCAAGCCAATCCATATCTGGGAATAAGGATTGCCCCAGATTAGACGGTACCATCACCCCGCCTGGACTACCCTGACGTATCCATTCGTCTATTTCGTTGGAGGTGGGGCCACCGCCCGGCCAAATCTTCATACTTTGCCTGAGCGATATCATTGGAGCGAAGGGGGCCCCCTCGCCTGCACCGCCGCCAGGCTGCACTGGCGTCGGGGGGGTCGGCTGCGGCTCCGGGCTACCTGGCGGGGGCTCCGGCGGCGTCGCCGGCGGCTCCGGCGGCGTCGCAGGCGGCGGCGGCGGCCCCTGCGGCTCCTGCAGCTTCCCAGGCTCCCTCTTCGAGCCCGGCGGCAATGGCCTCGGCTTATCTATGGGTGGCATCCACGGCGGCCGTGTCGTGCTCGGCGGAGTCGGTGGGGCAATCGGCGGGCCACCGCCAGGCCCCGGCTGAGGCTGAGGCTGCGGCTGCGGCTGGCCAGGGCCAGGGCCAGGACCAGGACCAGGACCAGGACCAGGACCAGGACCAGGACCAGGCACGGGGCGACCGGGGCCAGGGCCAGGGCCAGACGGCGGCGCTGTGACGGCCCCCGGCCCCTGCGGCAACCCGGTCTGCGGATTGATCGAAAGCCCCTGCTTGGGCGGCGGCTTGTATCCTCCCTCTTCCTCTCCCTTCGGCTTCGTCTCCGCTGCTGCTGCTTGCACGGGCTGGATGTTTTGCAGGATCGCGATCAGCTTTTTGATGGCCGCGGCCAGCTCGTCCATTGCCGAAGCGACGTTCTTGGTCGGGCCCGGGACGTCGCCCAACCCACCCGCCGCCTGGGTCGCGGCTTCGCCGGCATCCTTCAGGCCAGACGACGCGGTGTCCGCCGACGAGCCGGTCTTCTGCAAGCCTGCCTCGGCCGCATTCGCCGGGGTGACGAAGGCCTTCAGCGCTTCGGTAACGCTGGTGATCGCGCCAGCTTGCGGCTTCTGCGCCTCATTGACCTTGTCCGTCGCGTCGGCCATGTCCTTGAGGGACTTGGTGGCGTCGTCCTCGACCTCGGAGCGCTTGCCTCGATCCTCCCGGCTCGGGAGATTGAATCCCTTCATGGTCTCGGGAGTCGTCGGCTCGCTCGGTATGGCGTCCAGTCTCTTGAGTTGCTCCGCGCGCGACAGATCTAGAAACTTGTGCTGCTCCTCGATCGACTGGTTGAGGAATTTATCGACCTGCTCGTCAGAGAAACCACGCCCTTTGAGCGCAGTGCCGACCTGCTCACGGGTCTTGGCCTTGTTGATCATCTCCAAGATGCTGAGCGCCGCGCCAGCAACGCCGCCGAATTGCAGGAGGCCCTTCCACCCGCCGCTCAGTAGACCAGTCGAGGCCCCCGCCTCGCCGGCTCCAGCAGCTCCTGCAGCCCCAGCCTGCGGTATCTCCACGCCGATCTCGGGAAGCGCGCCGGCGGCACCAGGAGCGGCTGCGCCAGCCTCAGCACCAGCACCAGCGCCAGCGCCAGCCCCACCGCCCATCATCTCGCGATACTGGGCTCTGCCTCCTTTGAATACGCCACCAAAGAAATCACCGAGTTCAGACCCACCTCCTTTGAGCGCGCCGCCAAGGAAGGCGCCACCAACCCCAACCGCTCCGAGGAGACCCAGCAGACCCTTGCCACCTGTCTTCGCGCCCTTACCGAGCAGCTGCAGCAGCCGCGTCGGACCGATGCCCATTTTCTTCAGCGCGTAGAGGCTTAAACCGCTGCCGACGGCAAGCCTGCTTAGCTCCCCTGATTCATCTGGCGACGGCTCTGTTTGCCCCTCTGGAATCGCAGCCGGATGCTCTGTGGTCGCCGGGTGCTCTGTGGCGGGGGCCACCGTAGAGGCCTTGGGTTCCTCCTCTTCCTTGCCCACGCGCCCGGGCGGGACGACGATGCCGCGCTTGTACAATTGCCGGGCATCATCTTCGCTGAGTTTCTTGCCGCTCTGAAGCTTGGAGAACGCTGCATTGAATGGCGTCTGCTCGACGGGCTCCACAGCGGTGACACCTGGCGCGAACCGAACGCCTGGGCCGCCCATCAATTCATGCTCGCGCAGAAGCCTCCGGTTTTCCTCGCTGAAGAACCCGGTAGGCTTTTGCGCCTTCTGCTCCAGCAATGGAGTTAACGGCTTCAGTTCGCCTGCCGGCTCGGCCCCATGAACCAAATCAGGAGCCCCCGCCCCCTTCGCTGAACTGAACGGAGAAAGTTGTTCGAGCAAGCTTTTTGGAGCGCCGCCTCCAGCTTCGCCGCCTCCAGCTTTACTCTGGTCCTCGATCTGATCCTTGGCCTGGCCGGTCAGCTTCTTGAACCAATCCGCCAGTCCAGGCGCGAATTTTTCGGCCGCAAGCTCAGCTATAAAAGCCCCGGCAAACGCTTTCCCAACTTTGCCACCCAGCGCCTTGAAGGCGCCCAACATGATGGCGCCGGTCTCCAGCGTGGAAAGGTCTTGCTGAAACAATGAGCTTAATTGTTTTTTAACCGGCTCAATAATGGCGGTCGCATCTTCCTTCAGGGTATGCAGCGCCTTCCCAATCCCCTCAAACCTCTTTTGCCACCTCTCTACGTTCTGATCGGCGCGGCTATCGTCACCGACGATCGCCCGCGCAAGGCCCTGCATCGAATCGCCGAAACCCTTGATGTAGGGCGTGATCTTTCCGGCGATGTCCCCGCCCCACGCGAGAATCTGTTTGTGGTTCTCCGAAACATAATCGGTGAACTTATTCATGTTCTCCGCCCACGCGGGGGCGAACATGAGGCCGAGCTTCGTCTTGGTGACATCGAGGACCGAGGAGAGCCGGTTGAACGCCTGATGGAAGGCGGTCGCCCTGTGCTCCTCGACCTCACCCATGGTGAGGCCGAGGTGCTCCATTTTGTGCATGAATTCTTCGATGCCCTGACTACCCTGCTTGAACACAGGGATCATGTCGGAGCCCATCGTGCGCCCCATCAGGCGCATCATCACCGCGGAATTTTCCGCGGCATTGCCGCTGTTCTTGACGAAGTCGGCGACGTTTTTGAAAACGTCCAGGACCTTCGGCCCCTCACCCTGGATCGATAGCAAGCTGCCGTTGAAATTCTTCAGCGCCTCCTCGGCGCCCTCGGTGTTGCCGATCAATCCCTTGAAAATGTTGTCGGTGGTGAGATTGGCCTCTTTGCCTGCCTCGGCAAGCGTCTTCTGGCCTTTGAGGATATCGCCAACCGCCTTGGTGACGACCTCGTAGGAACTAAGCCTGTCATTCGTCCGCTTCTTCTCGGCCTCGTGCTCGGCCTGCTCCGCGTGCTCCAGCGCGGTGACGGCCTCCCTCCGCTTCAATAGCTGCTCTTGATGCGGATCAACCCGGCCGCCGAACGCCTTCTGACGGGCCAACCGTGCGCGGTCGACCGATTCTTCGGCCCTATCAACCCGGAGATTGTCGTCGATCACCTTGTCGGAAGCGTTGGAAACCTCTTCCTTTACTTTTTGCCATTCCTGCGTGATCGCCTGGCCCATGCGCCGGAAACTGGTGCTGAGCCCTTCCCCGCTGCCGCCCAGCGCGGTGATCGCCCCCTCCAGCGCCGAAATGTTCTCGACGCTCTCGCCGGTCTGGTCGGCCAGAATTTCCATCTGGTGGACGGTCTTGGCGCTCTCGTCCGCCCACTTGAACGTGAGCCCGCCGATCGCACCGCCCGCCGCCGCCACGCCAGCAAGCGTCTCGGCGAGCTTGGCGAACGGCGACTCCGCCTTTTCCGCTGCCTCAGCTACTCTGGCAAAAGCTTCGGTGCCCGCGCTCGCGATCTCGCCGAACGCCTCGATGACCTGGTCCTGGCCAGAGAGGGCAATCGACTGAACTATGTCGTCCCCGGCCATGCTAAGCTCCAGCAAAGCTGCGAGCCGCTGAGACGGACAAACATCTCAACGGCTCTAACCACGGACAAGGGAGTGTCCTATGGCTGGCAAACCCAGTATCACGCCTTGGTTGGTCGGGAAACGCTTCGGGCAGTGGACCGTCCTGGAATGGTTCCCGCTTTATTATCGCCCGAAAGGGAATGGGCAAAGCAAAGTCGCGGGTCTTCTGTGCAGATGCGACTGCGGCAAAGAAAAAATCGTAGATAGCTCCAGCTTGCGATCCGGACGAAGCCACAGTTGCGGCTGTCTCAGAAGAGAACTCATGAGCCGCTTTCCACGACATGACGGCGAGGGCATCAGACACCGATTCACCTCAAATTGATGTGGTAGAAACCTTTTAATTCATTTGCTACCTGCTTGATGATATCCCGCAGGTGCCACTTCTGCGGAATCGTCACCTGCGGCGTCAATATGTACTCTGGCTCCTTGGTCTGCGTGTCGAACAGCGCGCGCCCCCTGCGAAATAGATTCCCGCGATCGCGTGGCCATACCGTGTTGTTGGGATCGATAGGAATCGCCAACATCCCATTCTTGCCTGATATCGTCGCGCCAAACTCGAAAACCTTCCAATAGCTGACCGGCGGCCCGCCACTCATCGTCGAGACGATCTTGATCTCGTTGCCGCTTTCCTCGGTCTTCGAATTGAATGCCTGTGTCCACCGCGGGCCGAACCTGCCGCCGCCCGCAATGCTGGCGCGGCCGCGCTCCTCGATCGCCTTGGCGGCGTCTTTGCAGGCGTTCTCGCATGCCTCCTTAACAGCATTTCCAGCCGCCACCATGTTGCCCTTGAGCTTTCCGGCGTTGCCGTCGTATGTGAAACCGACCATGGGCGTTAGTCCTCAAATGATAGCCGGATTTCGGCGTCCTTCGCCCAGCGCTCCAGTTGCTTCTCGTAGGAATGCTTATCACCGTGCTGTGCGATCCGGATCTGGCTGACGAAATCGATCCGCTCCTGCGATTTCCGCTTCTCCTGGATGAACAGGAGTGCGGACATCTGCCGCGGCGTCAGCTTCCAGACGGCTGGGTGGCGGGCGGCGCCGAGGGCTTCGGCCTGGGCGGCGAGGTCATAGCCTGGGCCTTTGAAGCGACTTGCACGACCACCTGTAACACCTGCTGGGCTCCCGATGACATCGAAGCTAACTCTTCGAGAAAAGGGCCGAGGCCATCAGGAAACGTGCACCTCCCAATGGCCTGCACGAGCTTTAGCTGAACGCCCATTCCCAAGCTGCGGCCGCGTGACTCGGCCACGTCATTGCCGAGCATCGAGTGCTCGCTGCCGTTGCGCTGGCTCGCCGCCAGCATCGCACCCAGCAAAGCCGGGTCCCATCCAGCGATGTTCCCGCCGCTGTTGGCCATCTGGTGAAACGCATTCGGGAAACGCTGCAGTATCCTTCCCACGTCTTCCGTGGAGATGCCGAAGACCGTCAACTCCTGGCCGTCCCCGACGGGCACCTTCTCGCTGCGCGGCAGAACGTCGAGCAGCGACAGCATGCTTCCCATGGCACATCCTACGCATCACCCGGCCGCCACCTACGGCGACAGAATGTCCGTAGCCGTGGCGTGACCGAAGGCCTGAGTTACGTCGTCGTAGAGCACGTCGCATTCGAAATCCATCGCGCCCCACGTCCCGCTGCCAGCGGGCAGCAAGCTCATGGCCTTACTCGGCGTGAACAGGCAAACAGGGAACTCATACGTCCACTGTGGGCCGACCACGTTGGTGCTCACGAACTTGAATGCCGCGTAAATCAGCGGCTGCGACAAGATGCTGACCGAATGGGTGCCTGGCGGAGACTCCGCCTGAATACCCAATGCAGCGAACGCCAAGTTACGGGCCGTGAACTCTTCGAGCACCATGGTGAGCGTGGCCGCGAGTTCGGTCACCACGACCATGTCCTTTTTTCTCACGCCTATGCGTGACGAGAAGTGCTCCAGCCGGGTCGGCTTCACCTGGAACGTGAACTCGGTGATATTGCCCGCGTCGACATAAGCTGCGTCCGGGTTTGTGCTCGGGGGGATCAGCTTGATGTAGCCGATGCCGCGGCCGACGACATAGTTACCGATATTTGGCGACTGTTCATGAGGCGCGACCATTGCCGGCTCCTTTCCTAGTAGCGCGAGGGAAACAGGGGGTAGCGAAAGACGTAGAACATCGAGAGGATCGCGCCGCCGCCCCCGATGGTTCTGCCGGGCTTGAGGTCCGTGGCGATGGAGGACAGCCAATGCATGCCGCCGGCCGTCACCAGATCGATGAT